AGGGCAGTCCAAGAAGCCCTGGTCGAGCTGCACAATTACGAGCAGCTGGTCAAAGCCCAGAAAATCGTCACCTTCCGGCCCCTCAAGCACGGCGATCAGGGAGTATTCTTCGCCAACCAGTGCGCCCGCGTCCGGGTCGTGCTCGGCAGCAACCGCTCGGGCAAAACCGTCTGCGGCGTGAACGAGGCCACCTCCCACTCGCTCGGATATCGGCCCTGGCTGCCCCAGGACCACCCGCTCAGAATCGTCAGGCTCACCAACGGCCAGCCGATACCCGTGCCCAACGTCGGACGGATCATCGCCCAGAACTACGAACAGGCCATTCGGCAGACCATCATGGTCAAAATCGACGAATGGGCGCCCAGGCAGGAAATCGACCACATCGAAAAGAACACCCGCGGGATCCCCGTGGGAATCCATTGGAAAAATGGATCGGTCATGCACCTGATGTCCAACGACCAGGACGACATGGCGTTCGAAGGACCCAGCGGACATTGGGCCTGGTTCGACGAACCCCCCGAACGCAACAAGTACACCGGTATCAGCCGCGGACTCGTCGACTACGAAGGCCACAGCTGGCTGACCATGACCCCGCTTACTCAGCCCTGGATCAACGATGTGCTGGTCTCCCGGTCCGGAGACCCGGACGGAGACATCCAGATGTTCCGATTCTCGATCTGGGACAACTGCACCGACCGCGGCGGCTACCTCACCCCCGAAGCCATCCGGGCCTTCTTGAGCGATCTGGACGAGCGCGAGATCGAGGCCCGCCTGCACGGAAACTTCCTGCATCTCGCCGGCCTGGTCTACAAGGAGTGGAAGCCGCGGCCTCCGTTCTGGGTCCCCTGGCAACCGATCCCCAGCTCGTGGCCCAGGGTCTGCGTCGTCGACCCTCACCCGCGCAAACCCATCGCCGTGATGTGGGGAGCCTGCTCACCCTCGAATATCTGGTATTTCTACCGCACCCTGTTCGATCGCAGCCTGGTTACCGTCCGGGACGTCGCCGACAAGATCCGGCACCTGGAAGGCTGGAAGAATGAACAGGTCCCGGGACCGAATGCCGATCCGGTCGTGCTCAGGATCATCGACACCAGCGCCGAATCCCAGGAACGCTCCAGTGACACCAGGGGCATGAACATCCGCAAGAAGTTCGCCGAGATCAGCCCCTTCCTGGCCCACACCAAAGCGAAGAAGGACAACGCGGATTTTGGCTACGATGCGATCCACCAGGCCCTCAAAATGCGCTACGAATGGGACACGCCCGGAATCGTGGTGATGAACACCTGCCCGCAGATCAAGCAGAATTTTATGAACTTCTGCTTCGACGAATGGAATACCGGCCGGCTGCAGTCGAAAATGGGAGACAAGGAAACCTACCTCAAAACCCATGACGATTTCATCGACGGGATTCGGTACATTTTCCAGATGGGCTTGACATATCAGATGCTGCGGTCGATGATGAACCAGTGGGCCCGCCAGTGGGACTCCGTGGACGATTTCAATTTCAACCCCACAGGCTCGCTTCTGATGCGCACCGGAACTCGTACCGGGTACGGAACTTAGGAGAGCACTATGGCCGATATCGTGGGACGGACAATCCGGGTCTCGGTGATCCTGAAAAAGGACGCAAACCACAGGGTCGACACCGAGTTCCTGAAAGAGGGCGAGGACTTTACCAAGGAACATCACTCCCGATCAGTCCTCGGGACAGCGATGGCCTCGCCGAGCGTCCTGGATATGGCCGGCATCACCACGGGAAAGTCCCTGCTCCTGACCACGGACCGCAGCATCAAGGTCGGGGTGAACAGCTCCACCAACCTGATTACCCTCGCCGATAATGGCATGATGGCCCTCAAGGGGGACTTCACGGCCATCTACGTTCAGAACACTGACGCCAACTACGAGGCCACCATCGAGTTCGTCATTACCGACTAGGAGGGTCGGATATGAATATTCAGCTCTCCGAAGAATTCCTGCGCGAACGCGGCATGGGCATGACCCGCCTTATCGAACAGGACATCACCGACAACTGGCCCCGCTACCAGAGAATCAAGCAGATCCGCTCCATCATCGACGGTTCGATCTCCAGCGAAATGAAGCTGCCGTGGGCGGGCGCCAGCGCCATCAACATCCCGCTGATCCGCGAAAAAGAGCTCACCATGACCCCGCAGCTGATGTCCGCGTTCTGGGGCGTGGATCCCGTTATCACCGTTCAGCGACAGGGCGAGGAGTTCTACCGGCAGCAGACTGCCGAAGTCCAGGACTTCATGAATTTTGCCTACATGAAGGACATCCCGGACCTGTACGAGACGACCGAAACCTGGTTGAGCGAGATGGTCGATTGCGGTCTGGCCACCCTCAAGCCCTACTGGAATAAACGCTACCGCCGAATCAGCGAAATGCACGTCGTCAAGCTGATGTACGTAGCCGGCGATGTGGATGCGGCCGAGCAGCCGGTCGAGCAACCGCGCGAAAAGACCGCCATGGAGATGCTGGTCGACGTGTTCGGGTTCTTCAACCCCACCGGAAATACCGAGGATGAAGTCCGCGGCCTGGTCGACGCGAACCAGCTCATGGACATGACCGATGCCGAGGTCGAAGGACAGGAACAGCCGGAGCCCACCGAGCCCTACAGCGAGCCACAGGACGAGATTTCAGCCCTGATGGACGAGATGGACGAACCGATCCCCGTGGGCGAGGACGTCATCGGCCAACGCTGGGACGTATTTTTCATCGAGGACCGGGAAAAGAATTGGGGCGAGGTCGAGTTCCTCGAGAGCACCAAGATCGACGAGATCCGGCTCAGGGTCTCCCGCGATATCATCGACCAGGATAACCCCCGCGTCGACCTGCTGGAGATCGAGGACTGCATCCTTCCGTTCCGCGCCAAGAACGCCCAGGACGCTCAGCGCGTATCGCAACGGTTCTGGCTCTCGATGGAGGAGATCGAGGATCGCGTTTCGTCCGGGAAATGGAATATTACCGACGAGGAGATGAAGGCCATCAAGGCCCACTCTACGAAGGTCACATGGCATGACCAGTACAACCCTGGCCTGCAGGAGCAGAAAGACGATCGGGCCGGACAGCGGGCGAGCGAGACCCAGGAGCGCCGGATTGATCGGCCCAAGGGATACAAGCCCTACAATGGCAATCTCGTGATGTGCTTCGAGGTCTATACCCGGGATGATATCGGTTATGGCCGGCGCGAGGAGGTCATCTACACCATCGTCTACGGGATCAAGAAGATTGTCCAGGCGCGACATCTTCACGAGGAATTTCCCCACGGCCGGCGCCCATTCATCACGGCCAAGTACAAGCCGATGGCCAACCGGAACCACGCCGAGGGCATGGGCGACCACCTGGCCGCCCTGAATCTCGAGATCAATACCCTCGTCAACCTTATCAACAACAACGAATCGCTGGTAAACAATCCCTGGTTCCTGTACGAGCCCACGTCGTTTACCGCCGGGTTGCTCGATGGCGTCAGTCCCGGATCAGGGATCCCCTGCAACGATCCCAAGGGCGTCGTGTTCCCTCGATTCCAGGCGACTCCGCTGGCCGACATGAGCATGGTAACCACCCTGCTGATGTTTGCCGACCGGGTTTCGGTGACCCCGTTCATGGGCGGCAGCACGCAGATGAAAAATGCGCCCCGGACCGCCCGCGGAACCTTCACCATGCTGAACGAGGGGCACCTGCGCACGGACATGCTGGTCACTCGCCTGCAGCGCACCGCCTGGATGGAGCTGGCCGAGCAGCTGTTCGGCCTGTACCGCGATTTTTGTCCGGACGAGAAGTGGTACTACGTCCTGCGCAAGGAGGAGCGGATCCCCAAGCGGATGACCAAGGAGCAGCTGCGCGGCCGGTACGAATTCTCCTTCACCGGAAACACCATCAACACCAACCGGGAAGCCTTGCGCAACCAGGCTCAGATTCGATTCGCCAGCCTCATCGTGCTGCCCGACTACCAGATGGACCCGGAAGCCCGCAATGCCCTGATCGAGGATTTCCTGAATCATTGGGGAGATGGCGCCGACAAGCGCAGGCTGCTGCCGGCGCTGCCTGGACATGGATCCTTCGATCACCCGCCGTTTGTCCAGGAGAATGAAAACCACGTTCTCGAGCAGGGCATTCCGCTGATGGCACTACCCACGGACGACCATGCCGATCATCTGCGAAAGATGGCCACCTTCGAGAGAAGCCAGGCCTTCGAGCTGATGGATGTCAGCGCAGTTGGCGTCTGGGCCGCCCACAAACGGCAGCACCAGGTCTTCCTGGAACAGCAGATGCGCCAAAACATGCTCTCAGGTGGTGGCGCCGCCCCGGGTGGCGGGGGAGCCAACAACCTGCCAACCGGTGACACCATGGCCAATTCCGGTGAAGGAACTGGCCTGAGCACACTCCAAGGGGGAGTCTCTTGAGTGAACCATTGGGCGAATTGCCCCAGCATCCTCACTACCAGAAGCTCTATGTCATGATCGACTCGGAGATTGACAGCAGGGTGGAACAGTTGTTAGGTAAGGCATGCACCAGCGATTTGACGGAGATCAATGAGCTGGGGGGAGAGCTGAGATGCTTGCGGGCGCTTCGAAAGCGCCTGATTGAAATCGAGGAGGAATCACATGGATAAGAAGAAGAAGAAGGAAATGGCCGAGGAAGTCGCCGACCTTCAAGCCGTGAACAAGACCATGCGCGGAAGTGCTGGTGGAGAGCCGCCGTCGCACGCTGCCGCCGTTCGCACCGCGGAAGTGCTGGCTCGCGATCCCGGGTTCACTTCCAAGTCCCGGCCCCCGCGGACCCGCAAGTACGATCACCGGTAGCTGTTATGCCGTCGGTGAGCAAGAAGCAGGCACGAACCATGGCTGGAGCCTGCAACAACGAGGATTTTCGCAAGAAAGTCGGCATCTCCCGTGATGTCGCTTGCGAGTTTTTTCACGCCGATCAAGCCAAGAAGGGCAAGAGCGGCGAGAAAAAGAAGGGCCCGGTCAAAAATCCGGGCCACAAGTACAGGTAGACCCCGAGCATCGCGGCCCGGCGTCAAGGGCGCAAGGGAGACGATCATGCCCAATCGAGAGCATGAGCTACTGCGGCAAGCAGACCAGGACGTACCGCCGGACCCGTCCTCCGGCAATTCCGGAAATCCGAACGATCATCAGTCGGGCACCAACAACCCTTCGGGCGGGGGTCAACCGTCGCGTGAATCGGGTGCCCAGGGCGATCCCAGCGGGCGCACGCCGGAGCAGGTTAAGCGGGAAATGGATCGAAAGTTCGACGAATGGGGAGATCGGTTCGGCCGGCTGGAAAACATGGTCTCGACGGTCCTGGAGCGGACAGCAGGAACGGGCTCGGCCCAACCTGCGGTATTGCCCTCGGGACAGCCTGACCTGAACAGTTATTCAGTCGCCCAGCTCGAGGCCTTCAAGGCCAGCGGGCAAGTGCCCGAGAACCTCAAGTCGACTTTCGACCAGCTGATCCAAGATCGGAAAATCAAGGAGATGGCGACATCCCTTGTCCGTCAGGAGCTGTCGGAACACGAATTCAAGACGCGCAAAAAGGAGTCAGAGGCCCTGGCTTTCAGGGCATATCCTGAACTGCGCGACAAGATGGGATCGTTTCGGCAGGTCACTAACCAGGCTCTCCTGGAGATGGGACAGGACGTCACCACGAAGAATCCGATGGCCCTTCTGCATGCCGCACAGATTGCGGCCGGCAGGCTGGGCATCAAGGGACGGCCGACCGTTAGTCATGATGTTGCCCCTGGTGGAACGGGCCCCGTGCCCAACGGCCAGGGCAGCAGCGAGATGTCTGACGACAAGATGCACGAGCTCGCACAGAGGCTCGGGCGCTCGATGCCTGGAGGGAAGTTCAGCGATGAAGCCCTCAAGCGCATCAAGGAAGCGTCCGGAATTTACCGCGACAACAAGCACCTGGTCATCAGGCAGTAAGGAGAATCGCCATGGCCGACAATAAGCCCCCCAAAGGGATTGACTCCGGTGAGTTCGAGAAGGTCCGCGAGGACCAGAACGAGCTCCGTCGTGATCTCAATACCGTGCGCGGAAGCGTGGACGAGATGGGCCAGAAGGTCAAAGAAACCGGCGACCAGGTACAGGAGCTTTCGGGCAACTTGGACCGCGTTGGCGGGATGATCGAGAAGGTCCTCGGCCACATCGAATCCGAGCAGGTGGAGAAGGAGCGCCGGGATCGCCTCAACTCAGGCGCCGGCTACGCTCCTCCCGGTATTGAGGAAATGACGATTCTCCGCGATCCGTTCGACGAGCAGAACCCGCATGATTTTCTCGCACATCCCCCGGGATTCAAACTCGGGTGGATCAATCCTCGTTACCGAGAGACCAGGAACATGCGGGGCTGGATCCCCATTCAGTACGACGACGAGATCGGAAAACACCTGGATCAGTACATCCATGCTGCGCCGCCGCGTATGTCCAATGCGGTCGACAACATCGTCCGCAGGGGAGACGTGATGTTGTGTCGCTTGCCCAACGAGATTTGGGAAGCGCGTCAGCAGAAGCGGATTCTCAAGGCCATGCGCGGCACCAAGGCCTATGAGGCGTACATCCAGAACGACTCCCCCAATCAGCGGGGAAATTTCCGCGAGCTCGGCGAACCGGTACTGGCCGCGAACGAGCGGCATCTCGGAGGACGGCAGCTGCACGATCCTGGCTCTCCTGACGAATAGGAGAGACGACCATGCCCGTTACTGGAAACATGGCCCTTCCGGGCCTGGTCCCGGTGCGCAACCCCAATGGCAACGCCCCGCAGATCACCTGGTATCAGGTGGATTCCGCTTACGGCAGCGCCATCGGAGAGGGCAATCTGCTGATCGAGACGACCGCGGGCGTGGAGCTCGCCGGCGCGACCGTGACCAACGGAACCGTGCTCGGCGTCGCTGCTGCGAACGTCGCCGCCTCGCTCTCGGCCGATACCCCGATCCCGGTCTACGATGATCCGAACCAGATGTTCAGCATCATCGCAGACGGGGCGATCGCGGAT